CCATCACCGTGCGAGTAATTCCGAAATCGAAGTGGCGTCACGGTAAAAAAGCCATCGGCATTTGGCTCCCAGACAAACTCACGATCCATATTCTCCACGATCCAATCGAAAGCAATCTCAAAGCGGTGTTCTGTCACGAACTCACGCACGCGATCCTCGATTGCTTCAATTCCAAACTAAGCCACGACGAAGTGTTCGTGGATAACTTCGGCTCGCTGCTCGCGCAAGCCTTAGTCACGTTTTCATTTGAAAAGGCAGCGCAGAAGTAAAAATGCCAAAGATGCATAGCGATGAGACATTCATCGAGGCGTGGGACAGGCTAGGGTCAGCAAATGCGGTCGCGGCGCACCTCGGAATCAGCACTCGCGCCGTTTTCAGCAGACGCCGTGCGCTGGAGACCAAACTCGGTATCGCGCTCTCAGCAGCAGTCGGGAAAAAACGCTTAGGCATCAAGGACGAGATCGCAACCCGTCTCGATAACCTCGCCGCAACCCGCGCTCGCGTTTATAAGCGGGACATTCAAAAGACCGTCAGAGATGGCGTGGTCATGGTGGCGAGCGATTGCCACTATTGGCCGCTGGTGGTGACTGTCGCGCATCAGGCGTTCTGTACGCTCGCGAAAAAACTCCAGCCGAAGATGATCGTGCTGAACGGCGATGTGCTCGATGGCGCTCGGATCAGTCGCCACGCTCGAATAATGTGGGAGAAGACACCGGAACTGCGAGATGAGGTCGCGGCGGTTCAAGATCGGTGCGCCGAGATCGAGCGAGCAGGGAACGGCGCGACGCTGGTTCGCACGATTGGCAACCACGACGCCCGGTTTGAGAACTACCTATCTGGCCGCGTCGGTGAGTTTGAGGAAATGACCGGCATGACCCTGCTTGATTATCTCCCGCGCTGGGAGGCGGGATGGGCGCTGCACGTTAATTCCGATTCCGAGGGCTGGACGACGATCCGTCACCGGCCAGTCACGGGCGGGATTCATTCGGGTTACAACTCAACGCTAAGAGCGGGTACACATTACGTCCACGGACACCTTCACAAGTTGTCCGTGACACCTTGGACTGACTACCGGGGCCGACGATACGGGGTGGACGCCGGAACGCTCGCCGAGCCGTCGGGGTCTCAGTTCAACTACACAGAGGCGGGGCCGTCCAACTGGACGAGCGGCTTCGCCGTGCTGACCTACCGAGACGGCATTCTTCTTCCGCCAGAACTTGCCGTGGTAGACCGAGGGTCGGTCTGGTTTCGAGGCGAGCGGATATGACCGACGCCATCAATCCGAATCATTACAAGCAAGGCGACATCGAGTGCATCGACGCCATCCGCTCGGCGCTCACGCCAGAGGAATTCAGAGGCTATTGCAGAGCCTCGGCGCTTGCCTACGTCTGGAGATTAGGGCGCAAGGACGCGCCCGCCCAAGACGCTCAGAAAGCCATTTGGTATTTGACATGGATCACGGGTCGAGACCCGAGAAATGAGATCGAAAACTTGTCTAAAAAGAAAATCAACGATCTATAAAAACAAGCAGTTATCTCGGCGTTTCGACACGCTTCTTTTTAGACAGTAAATCGCGAAAAGCCTATAAAAACAGGCATTTTCGATCACTTTTAGACATACTGCTGCATGACGGGCGTATGGTCGGAAGCGCTCATAAATCAATGACTTGGCGTCGAACTGTCTAAAAAGAATCGAAACTGTCTAAAAAGACGGCGCAGGGTAACCGAAACTGCTGCTCAAACTAGGCACCTATTTGCCAGCCTTGGGCAGCGCTGGGCCAACCACCACGGGCGTCTCGCGCTGGCGAATGTAACGCTCTGTCATCGCCTTCGAGGCGTGTCCTGCTAGCGCGGTGGCGTCCAGCCCTTGCCGACGAGCGTGCGTGAGGCTCTTGGCCCGCAGATCGTGAATATGAGCATTCTCGACCCCTGCCTTTACGCGAGCCGCCGTCCACTCGTCTTGCACGGTCTTATAGGCCGGAATCCCGCCACGGCGAGTGTGGAATAGGGTCAGATGCCGGATGTCCCCTCCGAGCGCCTTGGCGCGCTCTACGGCGTCCCGAAGGTCTGGCGTCCACGCGACCAGCAACTTCGCTCCCGTCTTGGCTTGGCGGAACGAAATTCCCTCGGGGCCGAGATCGGCCAGCCGGATCGCCAGCACATCCCCAACCCGCTGCCCTGTCAGGTAAAGCAAATCAATCAGACACCCGAGGCGGGCGGAACCCGCACGCTTGATGGCTTCGACCTCCTGATCGGTCAAGAAACGGTCGCGCTTCGCTTCAACGTGCCGCCGAATACCGACGCACGGGTTCGATTCAACAATCTGCCATTCGACTGCTAAAGCAAAAACCGAGCGCAAAACCGAGAGCACTCGATTTGCCATGTTGGGCGTGTCTTTAAGCGCAACCTTAATCCCGGCAATGTGCTTCGGTTTCACTTGTTCGGGTGAAAAATCGGCGAGCATTTCCCGCAACTTCTTTGCTGCTGCTTCGTAGCCTTTGCGCGTGTTTGGTTTCAGTTTCGGCCACATCTCCTTGAGCGCATCGTCTATCAACTTCGCCATGCCGCCGGTCGGGCGTTCTTGCAGTCGAGCGTATTCGGTCAGCGCTTCCGTCAGATTTGATCCGAGGCGAATCCAGCGACCGTTTCGGACATACCAGAACGCCCCGTGCTTTTGATAGACGCACGCGGGCAAATGCCGATCTTTTTTACGTTGGCGAGTCATTTCGGGATTCGGAGTTCGGGTTCGATGGCCGGTTTGCTGGCCGGGAAAAACCGCTCGATTGCCGACCGTAACACAACGGGCGACCGACCACGACTTCCCGGTCGAATGTAGGCAATGCCCATCCGAGTGAGTTCGCGGGCTTGATATGCCGGTCTAATCTTTCCGGTCAGCAATTTCACTTCCGCTTCCGTCAAAAACATTTACTCTCCATCCCGCCGATCAAGGTCTTCGATTTGTGTCTGAACGCGCCAATCTCTTAGTGTCTGTTCAAGCAGTTTGATTTTCTCGACTGCCTCGCGCAGCGCGACTTCAGAGCGATCTGCTCGTTCGCGTTGCGCCTCGAGTTTCTTGGTCAGCGCGGTTGCAAGTTCGCTTGCGTCAGCAACGCGACCAACGTGCGCGATGATTTGTTCGTCGCTCATGTTAAGAAGCGAGAGTAGTGTTGGGGTCACGACGGCACCTCGTCGAAACGAAGATACTTTGGATCGAGTATTCGTGTGTTCTCGTCGAACTCAGACGGCGCGGCCTTCGTCCATGCGTAGTCATAATGCTGCCAGCCTAAAATTTCGACGGCTCGACATTCGGGCATCGTCGGCTTGGCAACAAACAGAATCAGTCCATGATTGAGTTGCCGTCGGCGCACGGCTGCATAGTCCGATGTTCTCACTCGCCGCACCTCAATATTCTTCCCAACGTCCGGCCAGTTCGCATACGCGAAGTGATCGCGAGAGTCCCACACCGAGGCGTGCCAGTATTGATTCACAAATTTTGCGACGGCGAGTTCAGCAGCGCACGCGGCAACTTGCGCCGTGCGGTCATCTTCCATCCGTCGTTCATCGTAGTGCGCCGCGTTCGCGGAACCCCAACGTGCAGAGCATCGTCGAGCACCCACAAGATTGATCAGGTCAAATTCCCAACTCTCCAGATCGATCATTGGTCGCGCCGCGACGGCGTGATGGGGACTCGCGCTCATACCTACGGCTCGCGCACCCACGCGCATTCACGCGCTCGCAGTTCGGCGTTTTCGGCTCTGAGCGCGGCGATCTCCGCCAGATATTCTCGAATTCGCTGACGCATCCCGGCGATTTCGTCGCGATACTCATTGGCGGTGTGACTCTGAGCATCCCACTCGCGCTCCCAACTTCCGGCAGGACTTTGGCGATCAATCATTCCAGCGCACCGTGCCGCCAAATCGACGCACTTCACATTCCAGCAGCGACCGCACGCGACCCCGAGACCGATGGCCCGTCCATATCCACCACCACCAACGATTGAGTCGAGCGCGAAATCGCAAAAAAAAGCGGCTGACGCGACGGTGCCGCAAACCGTGCAGAGGGGTCGGCGCGTCTCCGACGGTTTTCAATTTGGGAGCCTCTTGCTCTCTGGCTCGATTGTTTTTCGCTTCGGTAATTCCGCCCGAAGCATATCGAGCGACATATCGAATCTGCCAAGAGCGTAGGCGCTGCGAATTGCCTCCCGCGTCACCGAGATGTCATTCAACCGAGCAACCATTCGCACCATCGCTTCGAGTAATGGGTTTTCGCTCATGCCTCAACCTCCGCGACCACCGCTTCGAGTTCTGTCTTGCGAGCGTCCTTCGCCTCGGTCAGCGCCGCTTCGAGTCCGACGTTTTTGACCTTTTTCGCCGCTCGGATTCCGTCCGTGTAAGCGATCTTCAGCAGTTCCATATCCGGCGCATTTCGTACACGCTCGACGGGATCAACGAGTGTCGGCTCGGCAGCGATGACGGTGCGCGGCGGTTCGTTCGCCATGTCTTGCACTTCTTCGACCGAGTAAGTCC